TTAGTAATACAAACGTTCACCAGGGTAAATCTTGGTGTAGGCATTGGCATTATTCATCTGCATCAAGGTGTACATATTGACCCCAAACTGACGTGAAATACTCCAGAATGAGTCACCACTTTCAACAATGCAAACATGGCGGACTGGTTGCACATAAGTGTACTTAACGCGTGAGCCATACTCAGCGCCACCGTTGGCACCCATAGCAATGTACCGATAATAGCCTGCATTATTGACATAGCGTGCCCATACATAACCATTGGCAATGAATACGTGATCGTAATGGATTGAGTAACCTGCTGGCAGCACACCAGATATGCCACTATTCGTTGAGTCACCTACACGCACGTTCATGTTGTGGTTGGGTGTAAACGTGCCTGCTTGGGCATAGTCACCGTTAGCTACAGTATTGCTTTGGGTTACCTTATCAGCATCAACCGAGGCCTTAACGTTTTGCTTACTGTCATCAGTTGATTTAACTACTGGCTGTTGGTTGCCCATAAAGAAGTTATCATACAACTGAGTAACATCAAACCGCCCCAGAGAACAAGGAAAGTAGAACGATGAACCCCATTGCCAACCATGGTGGTTACTGTAGTAATTCCCTTGTGGAACGTATTGGTACATTGCAATCCAACCTTTATCAACCGCAAACTGGCTACCAACCCATGATCCCATTGTGTACACAGTGGAACGGTAACCATATTGTGCAACCGTGTTAATGAAAGCATTGTTAGCGGCTGTGTTCGTGTAATAGCCATTACCACGTTGTTGCGGTGCCTCAACATCAGCCACTAGTGCTGCCCCAACTGGTAAACCATCGGCCTTAGCTGTTCGAGCCGCATAGTTAGCTTCAGCAATCGCACCAGAAACTGTTGAGTAACGGGCAAAATGATACCCATTGATGTACAACCCAGCTGCTTCAGCCGCTTTAATGTTGCCAGCCGCTGTCCCATCTTGGAAGTATGTGCCTTCAGTAATCTTGGTGGTGATTGCTTTAACAGCATAGTTATTTCGCATGTAGACAAATTCTGGCGTTGTCATAGCACCATTGTTATTTGACACATCAACCATATCTGTTCGTGGTGCAGCCATTGCCACGGTAGAAATAACTAAGGCAACAAAAAAGGCGGTTGCAGAAGCAATCACCCGTTTCCAACATTTATTTTTGAGCATTGTTACCTCCTTGTTTATCAGTGGATACCGTTAAGATACCCAGTGTTGTAAACAATGACACGATGGCTGTAATTGCACCGTAAATAGTCGTTGCATCTGTCTGCTTAACTACAACACCAAGACTGGTCAAGATACCAATGCCACCTGTCGCAATGGCCGTTAACAGCGTTCCCCACGCAGTCGCTGAATGCCAATTAAAATTCAGTTTAACCTTCATTTCTATTTCTCCCCTTTAGGTAATCAATGCCAATAGATGCGTCGCCGCCAATTCGCTTAACCTCAGTCACCATCTCACGAATGACGGCGGTTGCCTTGACCAAATTGGCATTGGACTCATTCATAGCAGTCTTTGCTTCTTTTAACTGCTCAGTTGCGTCATTGAATTTGGTCGATTGTTCTTGCATCTTCTTAACCAAAACCATGTTCTGGCTGATAGAAGCAGTTAGTTGTTCAGCTAAGTCCGGATATGATTCGATATTGGCTACTTTTGTGTTGCTTCGACTAATAAGCCACTGCACGATTATAGTGCCAAGTACAGAAACGAAAGCAGATCCTAATGCTATCGTAACTTCATTCACGGTGATCACCACCAGTAACCATTTTCATCTCATTTTCCATAATTTTGGCATGAAATGTTGGCTTGATGTAGTTCACAAATATACGAATACATACGATTACACTAATTCCAGACATCCAACCTGGCATATCCATTTGAATGTCGTGCCAAATAAAAGCGACTGCCAACAGTGTCCAAATAAATTGAAGTGAGCTAACCATGATTTGGCGTGCATAAAAACGACGTAAATCCCAGAAGCCCACCACAATAGCAAATACACCAAAAATTGTGATAATCATTGGCACCCATGGATCATCAAGATGTCCGAACATGCTATCCAGCCACATATGATCACGTGCCGCAAATGAGTTCTGAAAATATTCAAGGTACCCAGCAATCCACAATGTTTCAGCGCCCTGTTCAATCCAGAAGTGATTCTTAAAGAATTTAACTAGCACATGTCGTCACCTCTTTCAATCAATCATTCATTGAATTATTCACCCATTGCTGGTACGTCACCAGTCGGCTCAACATAATTTTCATTAAACAATTGCTTAAATTGATCGGCCGTCAATGCCTTTAAATCTCGAACAAAATATGCAGCCACAAAGCCGCGGCCATAAATACCAAAGTTAACTAATAATTTAACCTGATCAAAGAGTCCCATTATTCTGTACCTCCTGTTGTCGTTTTATTCATCGCCGCCATTTGTGCTACTAATGAGCCAGCGAGCGTTAGCGCTTGTTGTGCCTTCATGTCAGTCGCAGATTGTGACTTCTGCAGCGTTGTGTTTTCTGATTTTAATGCCGCATTTTCGGCCACCACCTGTCCAAGCATCACCATTGCAGATGCTAGAGTGGGCTGCTTGGTTGGAACAATCCATGTGTTGCTTTCCTTATCGAAGTGAGTATGCTGATCGTCATCTGGTAATACGTGCGTTAAGTTTTCACCAGTGTTGATTTTGTAATTCTCTTCAAAATCAAACACGCCTTGCAATGTTCCAAATTCATCGTATGCCGCTAACTTCATATTTCTTCCTCCTTAGCTATATTGTTCTGTTGAAATGATGATGAAGCTTAGCAATGTATATGATCCAGCCGTGATATTATTGGCACCAGCGTTGATGGTAATATCACCATTAGTAACATCTAGTGAAAAACTAACTGCTTGTCCGTTAGCTTGGCCTATTGCAGAGGCGATAACACTGCCGACATCGTAATAGGCCCCAGCTGGAAGCCGTAGCGCCGGTTTAGAGTACCAAATACCGGCATCGCCTTGTGGCTTCAAGGCACCTTGAACGTAAGTGTAATGAACGTTGCCATCACTCGTGTTGAGATACTTCAATTGATGATCCCAACCTTGGTCTGCTTGAACCCAGCCACCTTGGAAGCCGAATCCGCCTGTCGTCCAACGTGTATCCGTCTTGATACTGCCAACACGATCCCACAACGCCGATATGAATCCATTACGGGTCTTGATGTCTTGACTAAAGAACGTGTCTTTATCAAAAGTGTTTGTTCCAGTCCATTCGTTGTCGCCGGTCAGCTTACCGATTTGGTTGTCCTTAATCATTTGAGTTAACGTGGCTGTGTCGGCCTGTCCATCCTTTACCATACCCTTTAGCGTTGTGATCTGATTAACAGCGTTGGTATAGTCGACACTCGTACGACACTGATCCATAAACGTCTGCCAATCTGATCGATATGGCTCTAGGTCAATATTCATATCGACCCAGTTTTCTAGAATTCGGAAGTACACATCAGCGCTTGAAACTACCTTGCCATCATCGTCATTGACAATCTCAAAGAATCCTTTGAAGATACCAGGGACAGCGAACACTTCTGGTGAAAAGGTAAACTCAACCTGACCATTAATCGCAGAGATGATATTTGTCGTCCCATAGTCAACAATGCTTTTTGTTGGGTTTTCTTCTGGGTAATTCGGTGCTGTGTTAGGATCATCAGATTGCGCCTCTAACAACGTGCCACCTTTTAATACAATATGCCGACCATTCATATTGACAGCTACGCCGCTGTCCATAAATTGCATAAATACATCGGCTGCAGAATCTCCGACGCGGCCTCTAAACGAATCTGTAATGGATGCTGTTAGTCCTTGTGCTTGAATTGTTTTAGATACGTCAAAAATGACCCATCGTCTATTATTTTGCATGTTTACCTCCATTTTTCTGTACGTAAAAAGCCCACTATTGATGGGCTTAACTTGTTATCCATCTAATTCACTTAATCGCTGAAGATTAAACAGGCAATGGTCGAGAGTGTTCCAAACGTTATTCAACGTTTCGCCAAAGTGTTGATCAATCAGTAGCCCGATTGGCAGTGTTGGATTAATGCTACGGACGTCACGGCCATCAAGCTGACGCACTAACAAATTAACATCATCAATGGCAGTCCTGAGACCTGTAAGCATTTGGTTTCTAAAAGTCAAGCCAAGCAAATCACTCGTCACTGGTTCAATCACACTAGTTGACACGTTTAAGCGATTTGCTAGATTAGTCAACCGATTGTTTAGATTCGTAAAGTTTTGATTCAGATTATCCTTTAAGCCATCGAACTGGACTAAGCTCAAGCAAAGGTTCTGCCGAATGAATAAAGCAATCCGATTGCCCAGCAGCTCATAAGTTTCTTGAGTCGGATGCAGCCACTTGTCGCCCAATAATTGATTGAAATTGTTGGGCGTTACTACTGGGTCACTGCGCCAATCTAATACGATACCGCCATTACTGATGTAGACATCTTTCTCAGCGTCTTGCAACTCATCCCAGCCATAACCGGCTGGACTTTCGTTAGCATTAATAGCGTCCGTATTACCCCAGATCGGTAAGATACCGACTAGCAAAATGTCTGGGTTAGATTCGTAGATAAGCTGTATTTGGTCGTTAAGCGTGTCCGTCAATTCTCTGATGCTGCCGGAACCGCCATCAAAGTCATTCACGCCATAGCCAATTGTGACCAGGTCATATTGTCTAAAGTCGGTGCTACTAACGACCTGCGGCAAGTCTTTAGATTGAGTGCCTATGATTGCGCCACCACCATGGCCTAAGTTTGTCGTTGGCATGTTCAAGGCTTGCTGAATAAAGTAAGCTTCTGGTCTATCAACATCGACACTGCCGTCCCAACCTTCAGTAATTGAGTCACCAAGCATAACTATGTTCACACATCACACCACCAATCTTTTTCGAAATAGAACCAACTGTTGTTCTTCATACTTTCAGGATCGTAAGCTTCCAGCGTCAGCTTTCGGCTATCCCAGTCAACTCTTAACCTAGATGGTAATTGTCTGTTTCCGTTACCATCACACCATCCGCCTATCATTGTCGGTACACTTGAGTCCTTTGGCATATTCGGGTCTAACATGACAATGTCTCCATTACCAGATGCGTTGGTAAAATAGACCTGAAGAGTGACGTGTTGCACATTGCCTAATTTAACTGCTTGATATTTAGCCATCGGTTGACCATCAATTGGCTCAATGCCATTTAGATAGCTGAATCCTGATGTATGCCAGCTAATGTCAGCCTTGGTTAACGTTGGAATGTCCGACTTATGAGCTAAATCATTAGGAATGCCCAAAATGGCATCCCAAGCTGTAATTGGCCAATACACAGTGCCATCTCTATGCGCAAGATATTCTTTATGTGTTTGGTTGGTACTGGACATCGCTTACACCTCCATCAATGGTTTGCCATCCCGATCCACTACTGCTACTCTGAGCAGCATGCTTAGCCGCTTCATTTGCTTTAATAAAAGCTTCCTGAGTCGTCCTTTGCATCGATAAGTCAAAATCCAACATGTTCATTTGTGAATCATCAACGGTTATCTGAGTCACTTGCGAATGGTCCAGTGGATATTCTACTAGCCCAGTGATTTTTACATCTGACTGATATCCGTTTTTGGGGTCATTAATATGCCAAATTTCGCTTTCTCGAATATCGGCATCCCCGTCATAGTTAAAAGTTACTTGCATCTGGGGGTTCGGATGTGCACTTTTAGCTGCCATCGCTAGCAATTCATTTTGATCCACATTAGAATCAACCGTTAAGTCATCTGCCTGCGGATGCGGACCCCAATTGGCTATCGATTGTTCATCTCGGTAGGTGGCATGCACAGCATACTTATCCGCATTACTATTTGAATCACTAGATGAATTGTCATTTTGAATTGGCGATCCATAGCATTCGATTATATTTACTATTGAACTTGATGAATCAGGCTGTGAATCGACTTCCGTCAAGTTTTTTCCAAATGTGAATTGATTATTCACCTTGTGAAACCAGCTATCAGATTCGTAAATAATCCATTGCTTGTTGTCAGGGCACAAAACACATGTTGGCCAAGTCTGTGCGACTAAGTCTAGTCCGGTGCGTCCCGTCCCTTTTCCAACAGAATCAATATTGACAGCATCAAAAGAGCCAACAATTTTGTACGAATATCCCTGATCGTTTCCATCAAAGAAATGAGCCATGATTTGTTGTGGGGTGTAGTTGCCAGCCGGTAGTTCAGTAGTGGCAACCCTAAAACTGTCGCATCGATACCCAACGTGAATTGCCGTCACTTGTGTCGTTGTGTTGCTAGGCAACCTAGTTGCACTTGGCAATGTAATCGTATAGTTCTGGCCTCTGAATTGAACTAGATTTTCATTAGTTACAAGTTCTGCAGCTGGTGAACCATCATTGAACATTGTCCAGTCGAGCTGCAACTGTGAGTTCTTTTGATAGGTTCTAGTAAAGGTAGCATTATCAATGAGATTGTTCAGAATAAAACCGGTCTGGTTGTTCCGGTCTTTAACAATCACTTTTTCCATCAGAAAAATAGAAACGGAAAACTAAATGTAATGGATTTAACTGTGCAACCAGTCACAGTAATTTCATTCCACGTTTTAGCTTTCAGATTCAAATCGCCCCAGTCAGTATTGATGCCAGCCGGATTCCCGTCAACAAACGCATCTACTCCCCTGAGTTCCAGCTTCTGTGAGGCGTTCAAACCACGCTCGTAGGTGAACGATCGCCCTGTGGTCTTGTTCGTAATCGTAGGTGATCCGTCCACATATGCAGTCACATTCAAATCATGGTTTTGTTCAAATGGGTCAATGTCAATATCGGATGGATTGTAAACGCTAAAACTACCCGATGCAAATACATACTGAGGCACGGGATTAGTTGGAAGTTCCATACCCAATTCTATGCCCTTGTTCCAATCATCATCCGAGCGCAATAGCGATTGTCGCATGCCGCCAGTAATTGCAAAGGGAACTGAGAACTGACTGTCGATAAAGTTCAAAGCAGCCATGTCATATTCCTGTACAACACCATACTGAACGATCCCAGGCTGGACACTGTCCCTAATTCTTAAGGGCGTTCGTGACCTAAACAAATTAGAAAGTTTATCAACTGCTAATCTGAAATCGGGATAATCGGACGCCTTAAAAAAGAAGTCGGCAGTAGTTGTGCTTGGACCATATGTGTACGCCCCGTGTTGGCGCTCGCCATCACGACCGTTAACCGTCGTCCAATTGCTAACAATAGGACCAGCTTTATGGGTCAGCTTCAGGAATCGTAAGCCGGGGACAACTTCATCAATTGAGATTTCCTGCTGGTCGTCTTTTTGAATATAAAGTTTCGCCATTAAATTCCCTCCAATCCTAGTCTTTGCGGTTTCTGCGTCGTCATATTTGCATAACGCTGTTTATCAATCAAGTTAACAAGTGCTGATAAGCTCCCGTTTCCAGTGAATAAACCAGAGAACAAATCAATGATGTTATCCAAACGCTTAACCTGCCCTTGCAACAGACTATTTTGCTGTTGCATGAGTTCCAATTCAGCTTGATTACCATCATTTGTGCCACCCATTCCATCTCTCGCTGCCATCGTTGCTGCCGCCTTACCAAGCAGTTCGTAACCACGGCTAGATTTGACTGATGACATCGGAATAATCATTTCAGAAAGATTGTTCTCACTGACTTCATACATACCGTGTTTTGAAATCAAACCACCATTTGCATAACCGTGACCATTACCCAAGAAGCTCAAGCTCGGTCCATAAGTTGCCTTGGCGTATGCGAGTCCAGCAAGCAAACTGTCGTATCCGTTCCAAATATCTTTATGCCCAGGGAACGCATAATGATTAAATGTATTTCGCTTGGTTTGCATTAAACCCATTGCTGGGCCCGAACCATCACCATCTGGGTCACCATGTTGACTAGCTTTTTCATTACCACTACTTTCAGTGGCAATCTGTCGCAAAATACGCTCAATCATGCTATCGGACGTTGATAAATTGTTGGCTGCCAAGGCCTGCTTAACTTGATCACGCCAACGTTGAACACCCGCACCAGATGGAGCACCCTTACCGCCGCCAGCATCTCCTTGATCATCGTTTAAACCACTAAACAGGTCTTTGAACCATTTTTCACCTTGCTTAATTACAAAGTGACCAGCAGGTGAAGCCATGTCAGCAATCAATTCGCTCGTATCCTTAAAGCCAGACGTGAACTTGTCAAATACCTTCGTGACTTCATCAATTGGGTGTTTCATGAAGTTCTCAATAGCCTTGGCTTTGTCACCAATCAATTTACCAACGTCATCAAACTTGCCGCCTACCCAGTTAATGGCACCCTTAATGTTGTCCAACCAACCGGAACCAGTTGCAAAGTGGGGAATACCCATGCTGTACATGATGTCTTTAGTGTCGCGGGCGTTAAGTACAGCGTCACCAGCGTCAAGATGTGTCAACGTATCTTGTCCTTGAACAATCCCCATCCGGCCATCTTTTTTGATAACCATTTCCTTGTTGCCAGTCTCAGGCGAATCATGGCCATCATTCAAAATAGCCAGCGTGTCCTTGACTAAACGACCATTCATAGTCCCAACGGCCAGCTTGGGAATGTCACCAATGGCTTTCTTCTTGCCTCCTAAAAATGAAATGACACTATCAATCCCGTTGATACCACCATTAAGGAAGTCAATAACGCCATTAATGCCACTCTTACCAGCCTTCTGAATACCGTCCCAAATGCCACCAAAGAAAGAGCCGACGTCTGACCATGTGTTGTGCCATACGCTCTTAATAGTTCCAAGCGTGTCGCCAATCCAACTAGACATTTTGCCGAAAACGCTAGTTACTTTGTTCCAAACAGCGTCAACTGGTTTAGATACAAAAACAACCACCGCATTCCAAGCGTCACTCGTCCATTTTTTGATATTGTTCCAAATGCCAACAACATCTGAACCTAAACGATTGAATATTTTGGTCACGTCATGCCAAAGATTCGAAGCAAAATTAGAAACTGTTCGCCAGATGCCGTTCCAAATGTTCGATGTAAAATGTGCAATGTCGTTCCAAGTGTTACTTATCCACTTCGAAAGGCTATTCCAAATTTTCGAAACAAAATTAAACACATCCTGAACTGGTTTAGAAATCGCGCGGCCAATCGCTGCCCAACAGTTGACTGTATCACGCCATACAGCGTTCCACATTCGACCGATGAAGCTAGCTATTTGACCAAAAAATTTAGAAACTTGTTTGTAGACATTGACGACCGGCTGAATTATCGCATTGCTAATTCCTTTCCAAACGGTTTGAGCAGTGCTTTTCATTCCATTCCAAATGGCTTCAATCGGTTTTTGAATTCTCTTCCATACAGCCACTATTTCAGCTGCCAGCAAGACAATTGGTGCCAATGCAGCAATCTCAATACCTTTCCAAACAACACCGGCTACTTTCTTAATGCCATTCCATATAGCGCTAAGATCCTTGCTTAGCTTTTTGAATACGTTGACGACCCCTTTAACAAGATCATCAGCCCACTTCTTAAAGCCTTTATTGTTGTTATAGAGTAGCTTAATTGCACCAGCAAAAGGATTAACCAGCAGTAGTGCTAAGCCACCCCAGTTTTTCTTAATCCAGTTGATAGTTGTCGTGAACCCGCTGCTAATCGCCTTGCCAACTTTACCGACTTCGTTGCCAATAGCTTTTTCCCAGCCGAGCTTGCCGGTAAAGAACTTGCCAATAGCATCAATAGACTTCTTGGCTACTTTAACCATGCCATCGAAGCCTTTTTTGAATGCTTTTCCAATTCCATTGATGAAATCACGGAACTTCTTATTGTGCTTATACAACTCGAAGAGAGCCACACCAACAGCTACCACTGCTGCGGCAATTGCTACAAAAAGATTGGCTTTCATGGCAATGTTCAAAGCCTTCTGGGTAACAGCCGTAATTTTGGCTGCATCCGTATAACCCTTCATTCCAATGGTCAGCGCACTAATTCCTTTCGCAATACCAGTGATTCCACTCATCAACTTAGCTGCTGCGAACGCGCCAACCAATGCGGCACCAATACCTTTAATGGCATCCTGATGTTTTGCCAGTCCAATCAGCAACCGATTCAAATTTTTAACTGGATCCGTACTCTTCTTAGCATTACCTGTCAGACTACTAAAGGCGTTTCCAATACCGTTTATCGTTCCAGAAACGGCTTTCCACGCGCCATCAAACAATAGCTTGGTAATTGTGGTCAGACTGGTAATAACGCCTCCAATGTCTTTTTGATGCCCTGACAAATATCCAATCAATTTTGACGCTCTAGTGGCTAATTCACCGATACCTTTTGCTAAGGAATCTACAGCCGCTTTCATTGCTGGCGACTGCATAACATTAGCTAAGTCACCAAGTCCTGTTGTCTGAACGTTGATTAACTTAGATCCGAATTCTGACTTCATCGAAGTCCATGAACCTTTAATCTGATTCATGGCACCTTCCGAAGTTTTGTTTAATTCCTTAAAGTTTCCATCAGCCTGACTCGATGCTTTTTCTGATAAATCCAGTAGTTGCTTACCTGTTAATTTGCCAGAGGCAACCATTTGATCGAATGCCTTACGTGGCATTCCAGCAGCCTTGGCCAACTCGTTACCCATATTAGGGGCAAGTTGTGTTAATCGCTTGAACTGTTGTGCTGAAACACTTGCACTGCCAGTCATTCGGCCTAACTGCTTACCGACACGAGACAAGGAAGACTCACTCAATCCAGCTGCGGATTGCATTCCGACAATCGATTTCGTCAGCTTATCAGTATCTTTCGCATTACCAGTAAGTCCATAAAACGATTTCTGCAATGCTCGAACGCTGTCCACACTGTAGCCAGTCTTATTACGTAACTCACCAACTTGTGTCTGTAAAAGCTGAACATCCTTAGCAGACAACCCCATCGTTTCCCAAGCACGTGAAGCTCGTTCACCGCCCTGTGCTAACTGAATAGACTGTTTTGCCGTGTCGCCAAGCTTACTAGCAAGTGCTGAAACACCATTGGCCACGGCATTACCTAAGAATGTTGCGCCAAAAACAGATCCAGTTTTCTTTCCAGCATCCTCGGTCTTGTTCAACTGACCAGTTAACCGTTGCGCGCCCCGTGCCATCTTGCCAAACCAACTGTGTGGTTCAAGGCTGATAGATCGGTCTAACGACTTAGCTTCAGACTGAGCCTTTGCCATCTTGGTTCCGAGTTCATTGACTCGAATTGCCTGCCTAGCGTATGCGTCTGACCCCTTACCACTTTCACTAGCAATGCGAGATAGCTCGCTTTCCTGCTTAGTGTAAAGTTCACTCATCTTGCTTAATGAGGTATGCAAGGCGTCAGACTTGGCTTTCATTGCTTCCGAGGCTTTCCCCTCTGCATTCAGCCGAGCGACAAATGATGCAGATACTGTTTCAGTTCTTTTTAATTCTGACTGTAAGTCTGCAATGCCTGACTTGTAGTAGTTCATTGAATTCTTTGCTCGATCTAATTGACCTTGCATTGAACCCATCTTGATAGTTGCCTGGTTAATTTGCTCAGACAGCTTAGCAAAACGGGTCGATCCTTCTTGTGTAGAAGTGTCCAACCCGTTTTGTTCGTTCTTTAATCGCTGAATGAAACCTTGTTGCTGTTTGATTGACTCGCTTAAACCATCAAAGCGTGCCTTAGCTGCATTTAAGTAGTCTCCAGCAGATTTTAATTCAACTTCTTGCGCTTTCCAACCGTTAGTCAGCGACTTAACGGCTTCACGCAATTGTTTCATGGTTTCAATTGGTTGTGACCCGTCCAAACTAATTCGGGTACCAATCGTGCCACTAGGTGTCCCACCTGCCATCCAATCGCTTCCTAACGGTTAATCATTGCACCTGGGTCTTGTGGACGATCTTCTTCACTTCTAGCGGCCATGATTTCATGCAGCTCAAAGTAATCAATATCATCCCAATCCTTCGGTAAAATGTTCATGTCTTTTAACCCGACTTGTTCGTCGTAACGTAGTGCCTCGTAAAAGTTTTGCATCTCCATGTTGCGACGATGCGGGCTTACTTTTTTGAATCTGCCGTGTCGATGACTTTACCATCATCATCTTCGTTATTCAGAATGGCATTACTAATACGTCCCATGAATTCAATAACTTCATCAAATTCCAACTCGTCCAATTTATTAGCCTGTGTTTTAGTCAGTTTTAAGATGTTAACAATGCATTCATACGGAACGGTAAGAGCGTCTTCTAATGCTCCTAAAGTTTGTAAATCAGTTTTTTCAACGGGATCACTCGCATTAGCTAATGCCTTATTTGCTTTAACGACTAATCGCATGTTTTTATTCGTTGTCTTAACTACAATTGGTGCCTTGATACCGATAATTTTCGCATTGATTTTTACAGACATAATTTTAATTTCCTTTCAAAAAGGCCGCCCCGTTCGGTACTGTGTATTTGTTGGCGACAAAATGTTTACGACTAGTTGTTACCAGTTCCACCTACACCAGCATCAGGCTTGATGTTAGCAACAGGGTGACTGCCTTCAGCTTGATCCGAAGGCTGAATAACATCAGCAGCCGTTTGAGGGAAGATGTGATGTGCGAACTTGTCATAGTCGTAACCATTTTCTGCTTCCCAAAGAACTTCATATGGATCACCGGCATCAGACGCAATAGCCGTGTACGTGTAGGAATCTGTAGCACGTTGCTGTTGGTTATTGTTGGTTGCTTGGTTAGCATTTGCCAGAGCCATAACACCCATGAAGAAGCCAAAGTGAATACGGTTGCCGTCCCAATCGTGTGAATCCGTCATCAAGGCAACGTAAGGCAGTCGTGAACCAGCTTGCTTACGATATGATCCTGATTCTGAAATCTTGGTTAACCCTTGAACTAAGGCTTGTACTTCATGGGGAAGTGAGTTAGCAGCCAATGCAACAGTTGGTTCTGGATTACCGACAGAGACATCGGCAACTGCATCAGACCCGTAAATCTTTTGAATAGCTCCATCCATTCCCGAAAGGTTGGCTGTTGTTGCCCCGCGTGAGGTCAATAAATTAGCAATAAATACTCCGTTATATTTTGAATCAGTGGTTGGTAAACCACCTTTTTCAGTTGGAATAACTAAATTAGTCATTGGATCAATTAAAGCCAGTTTCCAACTGGATAAACCGATTGAACTTGCCATTTTGAATCTCCTTTTCCACTAAAAAGGCACCGCCTAAGCGATGCCTTTTAGATTTCGATTAAATTTTTGTGTGAAATGCATTGTTTTACTCAACTGCATAGTTTCCGGATCTAACGTATGACCAGGGCTATATGTGCGGAACCAACCATTATTCATCATCAAATTCAGAATGCGACTCTCAAGGTCATCTGGATCTGCATCAGTTGAGTAGAAGATGTCAATTGAGACACCTTTTGTGATGGTGGTTGTTTGGTCTGAACCTGCATCATCATCAATTTCTGGAAGCTCGGTGATACGTAAGTCAGTGACTGACTTATCATCTGGAGCACTAGCAGGAATGTTGTTCGTATAGACGTTGTTGATTCCCTCAATTTTGGCTTCTTCAATTAGCTCTGCAACTTGGATTACTATCATCTACACTCACTCTCCTTTTAGTTCTCTATACTTTGCTTCCATGGCTGCCAACACACTGTTCTTCGAATCAGCTTCTGCTTCTTCTCTAAAGTGTGTTGGTACCATTTTTTTAGTGCCATCATTCAGAAACCGTGCAATGTAAGCCTTGTTTTCTGTAAATCCAACGTCAGTGTCGCCTGCTTTGCCATCGACTGTTTTACCAGGATCAAAGATAATGGAATCACGTAAATGCTTATGTTGCCGATTAGCATCATATGGTGTGTGCTGCTCTAATGACTTAGCAAACACCTCTGCACCAGCACCAGTAATCTGTGCTTGCTCTTCTGGTGTGACCGTAGCGTCATTAGTCACTTGTTCCAGCCAGCCATTGAGTTGTTCTTCAAAATCATCACTCACGAGCTGTCACCCGTCTTAATGTGATCAAGTCAAATGACGATGGCCCTGGGTCTTCTTCAATGTTTAAATCAACAACTTCATATTCAAGACCGCTAATCTGTGCACGATTAAGCCCAGCCAATGCTGGATTATGATATACAAAAATGACCTTTGTTCCGGCTAAAGTTGTGCCAGACAAGGCCATTTCTTGTGATTGTGTTAATGTCCATGGACCGAACCAAACAGAAGTCACTTCGCTAAACGTTGGTACTGTTATTCCCTGTTTGTTCCGTTGTGACTTCACTGTCCCGAACTTCACCCGTTGCCTCATTCGACTTGGGTTCAGATTGCGTGCCATCAGCTCCACCACCCTTCAATGTGGCATATCTGCCTCTTAGCTGGCCAACAATGCTGTTAACAACTAGGTCGACAGTCACAACTGGAGTAGTAGTGATTGATGAACGGTTCTGGTAATAAGCACTTGCCTGTGCCAATATCGCCATTTGAAGCTCATCTTTGACGGTTACGTTCTGATAGAATGCATCGCCATCAGGCGCACCAATTGCGTTACACAAATTATACTTAGCAGCATCAAGATAGCCCTGTAGCAGGTCATCATCGTCACTAATGTCTAGTCGCAACGAGTTCTTCAACGTCGCTAAATCTGCCTGCATATTGCACCTCCTAGTCAGTCAGTTGCTCAATAACAGGCCCATCGAAGTCATCATTCGGACCATCATAACTGGTCAGCAATGCAATGCGGTCTGCTGTTTGTGCACCTGCATATGGTTGGAACGGGTAAGCATCACCAGCCCTGTATACGTGTAGGTCACCATTAGCATCAGCGCTTTTCTCATTGCTGTCGGTAAAATCCTGAATCACTTTATATTGGGCCATTCGGATTACCTCCTACTAAGCCTTTGCTGGTGTACCAGTAGCTGGAACAACATCAGCGATTGCATTGAATGGTGCATATACAACTGAACCAGCGTCCCATAATTGAACATCGAAACGGTCGATTGCACGAAGCTTAGTCAAATCATGTTCAAATGAACCAGCGCCAATGTTGGTAGTCAATAAGCTCATCTGTTGCAAGTCGAATAAGTGAACAGCTTGTGACAAGTCACCGATATAAAGTGGGAAGTTTGAACCGTCATTTGGCAAGAAACGGTCATTAATCACTACTACATCCTTACCAGAAAGTTGTTTCTGTGATGGGTTAGTAATTGATGGCTGTAACAAGTAGTGGCCAAAATTATCCTTAACCTTATCTAATACAGCAAAGCCCGATTGGTTAGTGATAAATACGGAAGTTGCAAAGATAAGTGGGTCAATTTCCTTGTTGTAAATGTCCTTTAAAGCATCAACACTGGCAACAGTAGTCTTTTGAGCTGATGGAAGCTTTCCTAATTCAGTCAAAATAGCGCTGTTGCGAGTAATGACGTCTTTTTTAGCAACCCAGTTCGTAATATAAGCAAGCAATGATTCATCACTGTCACTCAAAAGTGAGTTCGTCAGTGTTGAGATACCTGCATAACGTTTGATGGCATATTTGATCTGCGTCAAAGTTGGGTCATCGTTGTCACCAATCAAGCCATCTTCTGCATCAATTAAGGCAAAAGGTGTGATTGTTTGGTCTGGTTCGATTACTCGTGTTCCAGTTGGTGCGCTAACATTTTCAGTTGTAACTAATGGTTCAAGACTTTGGAACGTCCGTTTGAGAGTGTTGATACTTGTTTGAATGTCTTGTGGAATGGTCAGACCAACGCCTTTTCCGTTGGCGTCTAAGTCAGACTTTAACTCGTCAACAATAGCTGAATCGCCACGAACCATGCCACGAAACTTGTTAACAAACGTACCCTTTTCATCAGCCTTAGGCTTAATTGGGTCAACATTGTTAGCACTGTTTGTGGGCTTGATTGTTTCTGCATCTTTGCGTGCGATGTCTAATTGTTCTTTCAACGAATCACGGCGTGCAACACTGTTATCACGCTTATTTTTCAAGTCTTCCACATCTTCCTTAGTTGACTTAGGGTCAATCAAGGCGGTGTTTATTTTGTTGTTCATTTCATCAACTGTTTGCCCGGCTTCAATCCAGGCATCATTGATTTCGTTAATTTTAAACATATGAATCTCCTTTTTATTCGTCTGCTAAAACAGCCAACTTACTAGCGAGTAAATCGTCAGTAGTTGGCTGTTCTTTGTCAGTATTTGGTTGTACTGGTTCTTTTGGTGTAGTTTCCTTTGCCAACAACGTCTTGAACTTTGCTAACGCCGCTTTACTTGGGATTGGTGAAACGCTGTTGTATACGACTGGTTTGTCGTTAAACATGATTTCATCTGCAAAGCCTTTGTCGACTGCGTCCTTAGCGCCAAGCCAGGTCTCCTTAGCCATCATGTTGAGCAGCTCACCTTGGCCAATGCCAGTTCGTTGCTCGTAAGCAGCCGCAATTGACTGATCAATGCCTTGTAACACACCCGCTTCATGGGTTAAGTCATCAGTGTTTCCTTGCAATACACTTTGAGCTTGATGAATCATGATCTGCGCGACCGGTGACATCTTCAGGTTGTTGGCTGCCATTGCAATTGTTGACGCTGCTGAAGCGGCCAGACCTGAAACAATGGCGGCCACATTTCCTGAATAATTTCGTAACGTGGTATAGATTTCGAATCCGGCAAATACATCGCCGCCACCTGAGTTAATGTCTAATTCAACGTCATCTCCGTCAGCTTCTTGCAATGCATCTGAGACTGCTTGTGGACTAACACATTGCATGTTGAAGTAGCTATAAAAGGCGGCTGTGTCTGAATCAACCACATCACCCTTGATTGGTATCTTCACTGTCATTATCATTGCCTCCTTTCGTAGTATTTGCCGTTGGGTCAACGTACTCCGGTGCACCCTCAGGCATGAATCCAATATTCTTCAACATATAAGTGGCTTGTTCGCCTGTGATGGCTTTGTTGTTTGCCAACGTGCCAATTACTCCAGCGAACGAAGTCCCGTTTGAATCGATGGCTGGGTTAATGTCAACCGTCACCTTAGCTATTAGCTTCTGGTTCAACTCTGCTTCAACAGAGCCTGCATAACGGCGTAATGCATTTGCATACATGCCTTGAATCATGGTCAATGAGCTTTGTTGGTCACCCTGACCGTTCAAGTAGCTGTCCGGAATGCCGTACACCTTGGCAATCTGCTTAGAAGTCCAGTCTGTTTGTGCTAATAACCTAGTAACATCAGTCGACACCTCAAGCGGTGTGTACTCGGTTAAGTCATCAAGCACTGCTGGTCCGTTAGACTGATCAACCTGTGCTGCAAAATCGTTCGACAGGCTAACCTTGTCATCTCGTCCGAGCAGTCCACCTTTAGTGATTTTGAGAATCCCGTTTGGCACAATTGCCTTGCCCAGAGCCTTGCGAGTCAAATCATTGGCCGAGTTCTTGATGTTTAGTTCTTCCTGCAATGCAGAAAGCGGTGAGATACCGGTCATGCCACCGTTTTTGCTCATCAATCGAAGATGAACCATGTCTGACTGGCTGACGTTACTCATCAATCCGATCTCTGGTTCGTCAAATGTTAGTGAATACAACAGTCCAACGCCATCGGCTAACTCATCAACCTGCACTTGGCTTGGTCGAAGATACTCGAATCGTTGCGGTATTCCGTTTTGATTGCGCCAGATATACGCATATGAGTTACCGTCAAGCAAAAGTTGAGCGAACATCGCCTGCCAGAATCCATGACGGTTGCTAGTGGCTGATGGATTGTCGATTAACGCTTGGTTTTGCGGACGATTGGCAATGATGTGAGCCGTTGTTAAGTCTGCTGACAGCTGGTAAACAGCCGAGTACACATCTGAGTTATGCAACGCCTTGTCTAACGGTAAGTAGCCGTTAGGACGCAAAAAGTTGATGATTGATGAATCGTTGATACTGACTGGCTGTGGCATAGTCGGTGCTAAGTTCATTGGTTTAAAAAGTGCCATGGCTATTTACCTCCAACAGTTTTCTCGTTGGATTTATCCATAACCAAACCCACAATAACCAGTAAGATTCCTGTTGTGAATCCACCCACCATCACTCCTAAACACACATAGGCGGTCACACACAGTAGAATAATTCCACACAAAAAAAGGACTGTTGGTGTGTACGCCGCAAGTCCTCCAAGTAGCTTATTTATTTGTCGAACCATTATCTTCCTCCTTATTTCCGAATCCGTATTGGCCACTGCGAATATAGTCCAGTACATCTTGTTCACTCATTCGCTCAACCTGTTTTGACGGGTCATTCACATCTGCAAAGTCTTCAAAGTGATACATAGCCTGATAAAACGCATCGATAATTGCGTCAACCACATCAATTTTGAGTGTGGCCTTGGCTTTGTCGACCTGAATGCCTATCTTGTCTTCGATTACTTGAGCATTCATCAAGGCTTGTTCCATGATTTTATCGTCTAGTCTAGACAGCGAGTTCTCAACAAATCCCGTTTGTAAGAACTTGGTTGGGTCTTTTAACTCGCTAGTACGCTGTCTGATAGGTTCAAGCGGCCATTCTGTGTTCAAATCAAGACGTTTAATCGCATTCGTTGCACCCCAGGCATCGTAACCAAAGAACACTACGTCCAATTCGTTATCAGTCACATAATCAACCAGCCATTGGTAGACCTGATCATCATTAATTAGTCCTTGTGGGTGGCTCGTAATCGTGCAACAGCCTTGTTTAACCAGCTCACGGTAATCAATGCCATCTTGCTTTTCCTTGGCTTCAATTGAGCCAGCTTTTTGCCATGGAATAAATGAATGCTGTTCAATGTGCCATTTATTCTTTCCATGCTTATCCTGATACGGATAAACAAATGAGAACGCAGTGTTATCACTAAACATCGAGTAATCAAAGCCAATGTAGACTTGTCGGCCATGAATATTGAACTTGGGTATGACAGCCCGCTCAATGTCGGCCAGCTTGAGAAAACTGTTAGTAGCTTCTTGCAGCCACATATTCATGTTCTTGTTTTGAAAATCTGACAACGTGCCGCTCATTGCGTGTGAGTCACGTTCATCAATCAATCCTTTAAGCAGCTTTCCTGTTGGATCGTGTAAATCTAGTAACGGATTAGACTTGACCCACGTATCAGGTTCAAACGTTTCTTCTAAGCTGTCCTGTGACCACACAAGACAAAGATGTGAGTCATTAGCACGCTTAAAGTCTTGCTCCATAACTTGTTGTTCACGTTTCTGGTCTTCATGAAATGGCACAGATGGGTCAGGATAAGCAGTCGAAATCTGAATAAACTGATGGTTATCCACGTTTGTTTGGCCAGATGTGATTTTTGAAATCTTGTCTCGTGACTTAATCTCACCGATTTCATCAAAAACAGCTGTTCTGAAATGAAATGAATCGAACTGACCAGCCTCATGTGAGATGGCACGAACAATGTTGTTGGGTTCACGCTCAACAATCTGGTCAGTCAATAGTTTTAATTGCTTAGATTCAGCTAACTCCTTAAATGGAAATTCTGCTGTTAGCTTTGATAGCATGTCATGAACATAGCCATATAGTTTGCCAGTCTGCTTGTAGTTAATTGATGCAACTAGTAAATCTTGGTTGCGTAATCCCATGGTCTCAATCAGCAGTGAGTAACACATCACAATCGCGGCAAAGTAGGTCTTACCTTGACCACGAGCAACCGACACAATTGCATGGGTGAAGCGTTTCTGGTTCTGTTCATCACGCCAACCAAACAGTGAACACATAATCATGTTCTGCCAGCCCATTAGTTTCGTGGGCATGCCAGTGTCAACGTTCGGGCACAAGGCTGCAAACGACAGGATCTTATTAACCTCATCGAGGTCATAGTGGTACTTAAACTTACTAGCTTCTGCACGTTTCAAATCTTGAAGGTGACGGAAACAAGCCAACTGAATGAGGTACCCAGCCATCTGTCTTTTCTCTAAAACTGCAAACGCATATTGAGTACCAGGGTCGGTGTACTTTTTGCGAACGTCCTTATAGTCTTCACGTCCAAACTCACCGAACACATCATGCGATTGTGTTAAATCAATCTCTCGCATCATTTAGCACCACCGCCAAACATCTTCATAAGTGCCTCTTGTGCGTCCTTATCTTTGTTGTCAGCATCATTGCTAGCCATCTTCATTGATGAGCGTGCATTAAAGTTAAGACCCAAGTCGTTAGCTAAAGACTTCAACTGACGTGACATTGAGTCAACAACACTGACCGCAGGGTTTTTACCCATCCCCGATAGTTCACGCTTCATCTTGCCACCGCCAGTGTCATACCATTTGTAAATTGGAAAAACGACACTGTGCTCATCAACAGCTTTGACCGCTTCACGGTAAATTGAATACTGTTTGCAAAAGAGTTCTAATTCTGTTGCATCGAGCTGCTTAATTAGATCACCCTTAGTCAGTTCGGAGACTAAAAAACGCCACATGCTTTTCGCAGTAGCGTCTAAATATCGCGGCGGATTTTGTTGAATATCTTTTAACCCTGATTGTGCGTTCTTAAAGTCGTCAGCACGTTTTTGTTGATCTTTTCGGTCGCCTTTTTTAGCTTGCAATTTTGGCTTTCGACCTGCATTTTTCGAATTCATGTGGCGTCTCCTTTTCCAGATTTTGAAAACTTTTAATTTCTGCAATTTTTACGCAAGACGATGGTACTGTGCGTGCTCCTCTGTGACACAACACACGGGGGGGCTTAAAACTATTTGAATTGTCTTTTGGTGTAACTACATTCAAATAATTAAACGAGCTGTAATCGCCTGATAAACGTCTTTAAATCGATTCATTTAAAGCATGGCAAATCGTGAATATTTTTAATCATTGCCACTTGTTTCAACTGATTTCCTTGACCAGTGCCATAGTATGACTGCTCCCAACTAGTCTTGACCTTATGACTAGCGAAGGTAGTTGTTGCTAGGTTGTTCACGTCATCTTTAAGCTCTGGTGCATACTCAATCGGTACGATGTGATCTACTAGGTTACCTTGCTTCACTTCGCCTTGGAGCAATGCGTACTGGTCAAGGTGGTTGTCTCTTGCCAAAACCTCAGCTCTTAATGACTGCCATTGCTTCGTATGATAGAAGCTGTCCTGTTCTGCCTTAACCTCATTGCGCTTACGTGTCACAAGATTGTAGTGCCGCTCGTAAGTCTTGCTATGCTGTGATGCGAACTGCTCACGCTTAGCAATGTACTCTGCTTCATGCTCAATGTGTTGTGGACAATAATGGTTAGGAAACATAGCCATAGCATGACAGCCCTGTTGTCTGCACCTTCTAACCCTTGGCATGATGCTTCACACTCTTGGGCTGATAGAACTTCCTGAACTGTTGGTATCCTTCCACAGCTCTCATATACTGTGGTGACACCTGTGTGTATGGATCACCCTCACGGTAGTACATAGCCTCACCACTTCCGTACAACGCTTCAATTTTACTTAGGTAATTCACGCCTGATTTTGTGTGATAACAACGTCGTCTATGCTTCATATCGCCGCCTCCTGTTAATTTACTTACCGTGTTCTGCATCCCAAAGCACATAAAGGCTAATTCAACTCGTTCTTGCATCTGGGCTGTGCTCAGTCCACCAAATGGCCCCAACACTTCATTCCTAATCTTCACAGTTAACATTATACATCACGACTATTTTTACCGAGGTCTGCACTCCTCCACACAAAAAGCGGCCAGTCTAATGACTAACCGCCTATTATGCAATGCCACACAAGGTGGCCGTTTAATAATGTTAACTGCGCATTGGATGTTCCTGCACCCTTATTGGTTAAGTTTTAGAGCGCACTTAATGCCGTGTAGTGGATTCGAACCACCATCGGATTACAACCAGTCACGGTACCTGTTGCTACATACATTTCTAAGGGGTTTCAATTGACTACCTATCAGTTGAACAATAACAATATAACACCGCAAAACAATCTATGTCTTCGCTCATAAGCCGCTAATACTTCGCTATTAGACCACTATTTTGCAGCTGTTCATAAATATCACCTTGTTTATAACCTTCTGCAAATCTAAGTAGAGCACGACGTTTATAATAGAAGTATTGGGTTGACTGATAGCCTAGTCTATCCATTGCTTCTAAGTCAGAGTATTCATTTGGATCAACGTATAAGTCGAACAGAATCTGTTTGCTCTTATTGTCGCACAGCTGAATTGCCATCAGAATGTCTCGTAACTCATTCTCTGCATCTAACCTCTTAGCCATTCGCTCTTCTACATGATTGCTGTACGATGGCGACTTAGGCTGTGCATCGAATACTGGTGACTTTAGTTCCGACATTCTCTTACCTGCTGTTCGCATTAGTCGGCCACACTTGTTTAGTTCGTGTTTTGCTGCCTCAATCACCGCATCTTCATTCACATCAACCGCCATCCTTTGCTATAATGAGTTGTCAAATCTTATAGCAATGGCCGTGTCCTTAGGGATGCGGTTTTTTTACTTCGCTGATCAGAACGAGGTATTTTATTTTAAGCCATCGTTATTTGCTCCTATAAGCCGATTGCAGGCTTCTTTTTAGTTTTGCTAGTATTTAATCGCAATTAAGTTTTAAACGCCTATACGCGGCTTATGCAGCCTTAAAATGGCACCGCACGTTATTGGTCAGTGTGCAGCTCCGATTCAGTCGTCAATTCATGAATAACCTGGTTAATTTCCCAAGCCTTTAATTCATGAGCAATTTGAACAAGATAGTGGTTCTCATCGCTCACATTGCCAGATGACATAGCATTTAGCTTGTTGTTTGCCCAGATGAGCGTTTTCCAGATGTTATTGTCATGCTCCGGCATATTGTCACTTAGTAACTTGACGAACGCTTCACGGCATCGCTCATGTTCAATCGGTCTCAATAGTTGGTCGCCTCTTTCCAGTTGTACCAGACGTCACGACGCTCAATTGGTGGCTTACCTGACTGCTTGATACCTCGCTTAGCCTTGTTGAATGACCACTTGCCGTTTAGCGGTTTGGTCACTCCAACGGCTACTGATCTAAAGCTATGAGCCAATATCGACACTGCTTCCACAGGTACACCTTGATTCATTGCGAACAGTCGAAAGGTCAATCGGTTGCCGTTATCAATCCCATAATCACCTAAACTGTTTTTAACGTCGTAGATATGCAACACGTTCATAAACTTGTCATACACGATAAAGTCTGGTGTGTATCTGATTGAATTAACGTTCACACCTTGCTTGATGGCTTTCTTTTCAGCCAACACGAAATGGGGATGCACACTCAATTGTTCTTGTGGTACTTGTCCCTTTAGAAATCGCAGATAGAAATTGGCTTCCTTCTCTGAGTCAAACGTATAGCCATCAAGTTCAATCTTCTTACCACGTCGGTTTAATGCTGTTGGTGAACTCAATGCCTCGGCCTCCCTCCACCGTTGTGAACATCCCAGATAGTCATGATTGCCAGTACAAAGATCACGATGCCCATTGTAATGTAATAGCTTGTTCCCATCAGATAACTCCTAACAACCACACTAGTAGTGACTTAATACGTTGCCACAATGTGGGTTTATTTTTATGTTCTAATTTTGCCGCACATCCGTTAGTCGGGAATCCATCGTGCTTGTGGATGTCGTGATGACTTAATGGCGTCGGTAGTATTACTTGTTTAGTCATTGTCTTCGTCCAACTGACCCACCCGCTTATCCAGGAACGTCACGTTGGGATTGCACTTGTCCCACCAGAACATACGACTGCCAGCAGTTGCATCAAGAATTGGTGTCATTAAATCACTCCAAACATTTCAGCCAGTATTGTTTTGATGTAATTACAAATCTTGTGTAATTTAGTGCTAAATTTTGGCTGTTTCCGTCGATAATCTTCCCAATATTCGTTCGCCATGTAAGTTTTATGCTTCATCGCTCACCAGCTCCTTAGCCATGTCGATTGCCTGCGCGATAGCAGGCGACTGAACGTCTTTCAACATTTCGATTTCTGAATCTGTGAACCAATACGATTTGTCACTACGCCAACGGTGATCTGACATTGTTGAAATGTATGGTCCCGTTGCTCTACGCCAAGCTGAAATTGTTTCAGATCCATCAACACGATTGCCCCACGGGATAACCCATTTGCGTTCGTCCTTGCGATTCTCAGGCTTGGTTTGCAGGTAACTGTTGATCAATGACCATTGCTTGGCTGTTAGGGTCTTATATCCAAGACTTGTTAAATCAAACGCCACACTAGGCTTTTCGTCGAATAATCCAATATCGATGACTAAACCGTCTTTACTAAAAGTTACAGCCGTTCTATTTAAATCGAACGTGAAGCCCTCTTCGATCATCTTTTTACCAAATTCACTCGTTTTCATGAGTCATATTCCTTTCTGATTCTCAGAGTTACGTGTTTGCCCAGAAATAATGCATCCACGAGATTTCTAACAAGGTTCTTGGCTTCATCGTCTGACAAATCCAGTTCACCAATATTGTTTGTTTTGCCAACATGCAGCTGCGTAAAAACGTGTTCAGCATCATGTGCCATGTCGTAAGCAATCGTATATTCGTTTTGCTTTTCATCTGTGTAACCAGTAATTGGCCGATTGAGCAGTTGGCAAAGGCCTGTCCACTTAACATAGATTTCTTGTCCGTAGCGTCGTGGGCGACTGATTTTCAGTATTTCAGTTACTACCGCTTTACCGTTATTCTCAACGTCAACAATGTCGCCAACGTTTAGAGCGGAATTAAATCCCTTATACGTCCCGTAAAAGATTATCTGCACGGCTACTCATCTCCTTTAAAACAAACTTGTTTCTGCGCTGTGGTGGTTCTTAATTCGCTGCAGTGATTTTTCGTAATATTCTTTATTCAACTCAAAACCTACATAGTGCCTTCCGGTATCCATACAAGCAATTGCAGTACTACCGGATCCCATACAATTGTCCATTACTAAGTCTCCCGAATTTGTGTACGTTTTAATCAAGTAGGCTAATAAGGCTACTGGTTTTTGTGTTGGATGAATTCTTTGTTTAGGAGAGGCGTCCTTCGAAAAAGTTAAAACATCTATTGGATAACGCTGGCCAGACTTGTTCGACGTGCTTACTCTTTCGTAATGATGATAATTTTTCGTAGATACCTTAGTTGCCCCGTGCTGATATGGCTTGAATCCCGACCGCATCTGAGGATTGTAGGTCGGCAAATGTTTGTAAAAAATTGAAATGTTTTCTGTACTCCGCATTGGCATCTTGTTGGCCTGAAGAAATCCCGTCGGCAACGTTTTTTGCCAAGTCCAATCGTAACGATACAGATTTTTGTTACTCATTCTAAGAAAGCTGCTAAAGGGCTCTTGCCCAAACAAAGCAATCGCTCCATTATTGGAAATAATTCTTTCGTATTGCTTCCATAGCTTGTCCAGGGGCAACGTCGTATCCCATTTGTTGGCAGTAGTTCCATATGGTAAGTCGCATAGAATCATGTCAATAGATTCATCAGGAATCTCTGCCATGCCCTCTAAGCAATCTATATTTTGAATTGTGTCTACCTGGATAATTATTCATCTCCCCTAGCTCATTAAACTTTGCATTTTCAATTTGTCACTTTGTTCTTTTTCAGCCATTAGATGACCGTAAACGCTCATAATCATGTTTGTATCTGTATGTCCCACCTGTTTTGCAATCATTTCTGGCGAAATACCTTGCGTCAGTAGATAAGAAATGTAGGTGTGTCGCAGTTTGTGAATGGAAAGCTGATTTTCCTTCACACCATATTCACGTAGCAGCCCCTTGAGATATCTGTTATATGTCGCATTGTGCGGCTTAGCGTCATCCGTCTGAACAAGCAAGGGAATATCGGGATAGGTACCAAAGTTTTTATTCTTCCAGCTTGAAAAACTATCCATCAAACCGATCAGAGATTCGTCAACGACCACATGACGCACTGACGATTCATTCTTTGTAGGCATATAGCCGCCTTCAGGAATTCTATAATTCCAAGTCTTGTTAATATCTACATAACCATCGTCCTCATGAATATCACTCTTTTTAAACCCCAGGCTTTCAGCAAAACGTGCTCCCGTATGCGTTAGAAACACAATATCAGCCAGAATAAATTGCTGGCACGTTCCTTTAGTATGATTCGACCCGTAAATTGGTTTTTCCCTCAACATGTTTCCCAATTCAAAGTCCGTTCGTGATTTGAACATGCGATACTCGGCCTCAGTCATTACTTTTGGTGTATTTCGAACCTCATTTTGATGTTCGACACTCCATGTAGATTCAACGGAGGGAACAATTAAACGTGATTTAGGAACAGTTTTGACCAGACCATCATCTTGAGCAGATTTCAAGGATTCCATCACATGAACTTTGAAGTCCAACACAGTTTTGTGACGATGATTTTTACCGTACTGGTCCAATAACCATTGCAATGCCGGACGGTTACTATCGAGGTCATGAAGCATCATGTTCGGTGCGACAGTTTTAAGCCACTTTGCATGTGCAAAATACTTTTTGAGCGTGATCGCACTAATGCGGCCGTTCTTATACGTGTCTGTCCACCACTCGAAATACTCAGCAAAGCTCATTGCACTTACTTTCTTTTTCCAAAATTGTGAACCCCTGCCTTTTTGCGACAGTTGAGCTATATCACTGGATACTGCCTGTAGATCTTGCAAGCGGTCCACCCCATTTCTCTTTAATCTGTAAATTTAGATTAATGTGCTTGATCCATTCATCCAGATCAGTCTCAACATGTGCCGGATATCTAGCACCAATCCATTTGTTGACCGAAAAATATTTCTTTGCTGCATCGCTGTATGGCATAACGTTGATATCGCTAAATGCTAAAAAATCATCAGTAGGATTCTCTACTAAGAACACACCACGACATTTGCGTGTTAGTGCGTCTCCATGCCACACAACTGCGTTCATCCCACGAATAGATAAGTTAAACAATAGAAAAGGAATCGCTCTATCAGACAGTTCCTCGCACCAGTAAACGTGCTCATGCGGCATATATGTTATCGGTGTTTCTTGTAAACGGTCTTGCCACCACTTGTTGATGGTGATTCCTCCCGTGCCAGCAGTTGGCTCAAATGTCATGCCAGTATTTGGGGCCACCAGCTTAGCCAAAATTTCAGAAACTGAGTTTGGTGTGAAATCTTGCTTCTTACTTTTTCGCTCCGCCTGTTCTTCTTCAAAATAATCATGAAACCAGTCGTAACTGACATCCGTGGATATTTCGAGAAAAGAACTGAACACTTTTTCACGCAAGGCTTTGTCAAACACAATCTCCATTAACCTATCCGGAACCTTGAATGCTTCGTCGATACCTAATAGTCGGTTGACAGTTGCCACATCAAACTTTCTTTCCATTGCCTCGCTCCCTGTCATGAATGCTTACTTCCAACCTGCTCAAGACTATTCCAGCTCTGGTAACGTCGGGATTAGAAGTGATTCGTTTGTAATAATTAATTGAACCCATTGCTCGCGAAGAAACCATAATTAGATTGTCAAGTTCACAATTTGTGCGATCTCCATCGGCAAAGATAATTTTCATACCTTTGGGAATCGGCCCATTAGCTTTTTCCCAGACAATGAGCTGCTTATTGACCCAATGCCCAGGGCTCACTTTCACCCAGACATAGCCGTCTTTATGCACTGTCTCTGTTCCAACTGGTACCCTGTATCTCAAGAGTCCACTACTAAGTCCGTGACGGCTTTTAAATGACCGTAGAGAAGCCACCTTTGGTATTCGGCCAAACTGTTTTATAAAAATATCTTTTAATTCCAACAATGTCCGGCCCTTGTAATTGTCATAAATAAACTGGCTTTCATCTTTTGTGAATCTCATTTGCTACTCCAACATTTTTGGCTTTTGGGCACCGACTGCCAAATCATCGCCATATAATCTTTGCGCAGATAATACAACTTGAGCATTGTTAACGACTACATTAGCGATACCAGCAACCGCTTTGGCACGCGCAGTTTCTTTTGCAATTTCTTCTCCAGTCAAACTTTCGTCGCCTAAACGGTCTAATTCATCAAACAGATGATCGTTCAGTGTACTCAAATTGTGATCAGCAGCCTGTACATCATTCGGTAATTTTTGTTTATTATTCATTGCTACCTGCCTCCGCGCTCTCAATCGTCATTTGGATAATTCAAGTCACTGACCTCAACTGGCCTATATGCTTTTTTAAATACATCGTCATTAACAACCTCGTGCGCTCCATTAGAATCTGTCTCAATCCAGTCGCCATAATTGATATTCGCGTAACCACCGCGTACTTTAATCATGTATACGCCACGCGGCACTAAATCATCGTCCATCACTTGCTCAATGGAACTAACTTCTGTTTGAATGCGAATGTGATACTTACGTGCCACTGTCAATGAATCAAATTGCTCCATCTCAACCATCGTCGTTTTTGCGTACATCATTGTTCATCACCACTTACGTGCCAGTCACCAAGCCGTAGCATTTCTGCTATTGCCTGATCAACTCGCACACCTTTCACTTGATATTTTTTTGGTGAGTTCATGCTCTCGGCCCACCTCCGTTTTTTTAATCAGATATAACTAAGATGGCAAGCACTAAGATGTAATAAGTGTTATTCATCGTCAGTCACCTCCAACTGTTCCTTGTTGTAATCGATAATGCGTTGATAGCCGTTGTTGGCTTGCCACGCGCAATCATACAGACCACACAGATCAAGTTTGTTGATTGCATTGTTAGCGGCATCGATGGCCTTTTGCGCAGCGTCTACGTCAGCTTTAGTCGTCATCGTCGGTTACCTCTTTCCGTTCGCAGTCTTGCAAACCGTATTGTTCGATCTCTGATTCGGTGAATTGAGCTAAGTCTTCGTCAAGGTCAACATAAAATGTATCCCCAGCGATGCAGTCGTTAGCATCAATCTTTTTAAAGTAGCTATTGACAGCATATGGCACCTTGACGTTGTATTTCTTATCCTTTTCCACGGTGTAGCCGTTGACGTAAGCTTTCATCAGTAACTCTTCGTCATCAGATTTGCTAGAAATATAGCAAGCCGGAAGCTTATCGTTATGCGCCTTTTCAATGATTTTTGCTTGTTCATTGGTTAGCACTGCCTTTTCAGGTTCCTCAATCAAAGTGACAACGTGGCCACCATGCTCATCAGCCACTAGTTTAGCCTGTTCTTTACTATTTGTGGTCGAGCTAAACACGCTGCTTAGTTCCCAGTATTTCCCTTCATCGTTCTTTACCGCGTACAATTTTTCTTCGCTCATTTTTCTTCCTCCAATTTTTTCAATTCATCTCGCACGATTGAAACGGCTTCTTCGCCTGAGCGTGCCACGCCGTAAATAACATTTTTATATCGTAACCCGTTCGTCGCTTGTTCATATTGCTTGTGAATGAAATCTGTGCAGTTAGGACATGGCCCAACAGTCATGATTCCAGCTGAAACTTCTGTATGAACAATCTTTGTACCGCCGCATAATGAACATGTCATACGTTGCGCACCCCTTTCATATCAGCAAAAAGCAATTGGTGCTCGGGATTCTTGGGATAAATTCGATCAATGAACTTCCCCTCGTACATTTGCTTTAACTGTTGCTTTGTGTTGTTTGTCGTCACAATTGTGGTCCCGTGAACTTGATTATTGTCGAAATCCACACGGGCATTTGAGACCTGATACATTAAGTCCTGTAAATCTTTGTGTACCGGCCGAAAATGACCGGTCATTCCACCTTCGGTTCCGAAGTCATCTAGCACAAGTACATCAACCTCAATCATCGCTCGTCTGATGTCACGAATCTTCTGGGCAATATCAGTACTGTCATACTTAGCGTTGATGAGACTCAACAGTTCAGCAGTCGAAACAAACATGCCGCTTTTACCAGCGTGCTCATTATTTGTACTCATCAAACTGTTCATCATGGCAAGTGCTAATGAAGTCTTACCAACCCCACGATCACCCATTAAAACAACATTGAACTGTTGCGCTTGTAGTTGGCTAGCTAATTTAAACGCCTTGTTTCCTAACGTCTTGGCCTGTTCAACGTTTACTTGCTTAGTGACATCCCAGTCGCCAAATGTGAATTTTAACGGCTTACCACCTGACCAGACTGACATCCGGTAATAGTGGCTCTTTTTCTGTGTAGCCAAATCATTAATGGCTTTATCAACGAACTTTTGTTCAATTTCTTCCTTGCTTGGCAAGTTATTCATATCAACGTTATGGGCATGAGCAATCCGCTTAATATAAGCATTCTCAAATTTCAGTGCTTTCATCTAGTCGCCTGTCCAATCTTTCAAATCCATTTTTAGCGATTGCTCTTGTGCCGGAATATTGTTTACATAGCCCTCAAACTTACTAGCTCTAAACAGCGTAGACGGCTGTAAAAACTTGTTCATCTTGACGTCCCTCAACCATTCAGCAGTTTTACTATCGATCACTTTGCGCATATCATCAGCAGTATAGCCCTCTTTATGACGTGCCATAATGACCGTCTTGTTGGTTGCTGTATGTTTGAAGTGCTTACCTGTTTTCTCATTCAAATAATCGATAACTGACTGCCAAGGAAACATGTTATCTTTATTTACTTCTGTATCTGAGTCTGAGTCTGAGTCTGAGTCTGAGTCTGTTGCGTTACGTAACGTTACCGTAGCGTTACTGCTGGCGTTACCTATTTTTTTACTTTTTTGTTTATCTCGGTAGCGCCTAACTCTATCTGCTGTCAGGTTTCTGACATGTTCCATTTGTTCAACGTTTTGATGTTTTTCCCAATTAGTAACTTGTAGCATTCCGTTTTCTCTAATACCAATCATTTGAAACTTTGATAACGTATTTAGTGCTAAACGTATTACGTTTATCTTCTTGTTGAATAGCGCAGCTAAAGTTTCATCTGTGTATGGCATGTCGCGTTGAATGTAGATCAGGCCGTCATCATTAGTTTTTCCGGCTAGTACCAGCAACCGCACCCAAATAATCAGAATTGAATCAGCTTCAGGCATGGCCTCAATGAGCCTAATTTTCTCGTCGTCAAACATTGATGTCTTTAGTTTGATCCAATGAATGTCTGACATGCTACTACCTCCTAGAACGGCAAGTCACTGTCTGAAATGTTGACATCGTTGTCAGTTCTTTCAAATGGATCGCTTGCCTTGTCTGCTGTTTTGAAAGCGTGACCGACTTCTGGGAAATTAGTTGTTTTCATTGCCTTAACGTTTAGATTTTTTCCCGATTTTCCTTTGCTTTCCCACTCTTCATTCTTAACAGTGACCAGTAGTGGCTTGTGGTATAGCTTGTCAAAGTAGTCGTCTAAACTGTCAAAATGTGTGTGGTTAGGCAGCCCAGCAGCTTTGGCAACGCCGTACAACATACCTTTTGGATATTTACCGTCTTTCTTGCTTGGGAAAATGCGGTAAAAGATGTGTGCGTTGCTAAAACGTTGATCCTTGATGTCGTTACGAATAATAAAATCAAATTGAATGTAATCAAGCCCAGAATGTTCAAAAGTGTCTTGCTTTGAGTTACCAATAACAACTTCATACGTTCCATCTTCAACACCGAATTCTTTTACTTCTGAATAGTCCAAATCAAATCCTGACATTATTCGTTACCTTCCTTTTTCTTGGCTACTGGTTTATGTTTTCCAAATTCAAATACTTCTTCGATTGGGGCAATTGTGCGTTCGTCAAGTCGATTCTTCGCATAAACTGTGTTGTTTCCTTCTAGCATTGCCCCGCGGTTACCTGTTTTAGGGTTAACGATTAAACGTGCTACGACGTCAGCAAGCCCTAAGAACCCATTCAATGACTTCAAGCGCACGTCTGGTGCATATTGGCTGAATGTCTGACCGCTTTCTAGTTCGTTATCAATCTTTTGCTCCCAAGCCGTAATTAAAATGTTTACGTTTGGAATCATGTAAAGTGTTGTCACAATACGAGCAAAGTAGTTAGTCCACTGTGAGTAATCCTGAATTTCGTTTGAAATACCGTTGTGACTTTTGCGACCCATTTCAACGAACCAATCCTTTTCAAGACTTGAAACGTTGTCGATAACCACGTTGTTAAACTTCTTGCTGATTTCTTTTAGATCAGGGTCAGACAGAAAGGTATTCATGTCCTCAATTGGATGTTCACGATCAAAAGGACGACCTTCTTTTGTTCCGTTATCAAACTTATACAACTCAATATTTGGAATGCCTGACAAAACCTTGCTTGAATTATCTAAATCTAAGAGCAGTGTTTTACCAGGTAAATACTGAATGCTAGTCGTTTTACCTTGCCCAGCTTTGGCATATAAAATCATTTTCCAATTGCTGTCCTTTAAAATGTTGCTGGTGCTTTGTGTGATCATTGCTTTCTCCTAACTAATGCGTAGTGATTCACCTTGCTCTAAGTGTGCCCCGTTGACCTCTAACCCATTTTTTAAAGCGTCCTTGAGTTGTGACTTATTAAGTTCCTTAACTTCATGGATCGTGAAAAACTTGTCTGGCAAAAGTGACTCGTCGTTGACCATCAACTTGACTGGGTTCTTTTGAATCCGGACTGAACCACGTACCGATTCAATCTTCTTAATGTTTGCCAAGTTCATTGAGTTAAGTAAGAACTGTTTCATGTACTTTTGATTGTTAGCAATGCGTTTACGTTCTGCTTGGAGCCGTTTAATTTCAGCATCATACTTTGCTAGGGTTGAATTAGTCTCTTTAATTACGACTGCATAGTTAGCACTCTTGTCCTCAATTCCACCTGCAATAGCTTCTAAGGTGTCATCTAACATCTTTGGATCATCTACCTCACCAATCAGTGAAAGTACACGTTGGTAGTTGCTATCAAGTTCGTATAATGTTGGCATTATGCGTCCTCCTCATTATTGACAAGCGTTGCACCAATTGATTCCATGAGGTTGTCGCTAGTGATGTAGTTATCACTAGTCAGCCAGTCAAATACGTCAGCAGATGAGTTTTCGTCAATCAATGCGCTAATTAATTCTGAAATACCTACAGGGTTGATTTCCGTAACTAACGAATACAACCATTTATCAACATCTTCATCAGCAATCAAATCACCGTGGTACATCCAAATCTTCTGGTACGTGTAAGTCATGTCGCCTTTATAGTCGGTGCCGAACTCTACTCGGTTATCGACTGGATCACCGACCATGCCGTTTTGTAAATCTCGCGCATTAGTCATGTTCAGTCACCTCAGCTTTTTCAAAATATTTGCCGTAATATTTAATGAACCAATCACGTTTGTTCCGAAGACTATCCAACCCATGCTGCTTTTCGGTAATGCTGTTATCCATTGCCTCAACAACACTGTCCTTATCCAAATCCAGTGAATCAGGTGTGGAAGGTAAAATTTGCTGATCTTTTGTATCCTTGTTGATATTGATTATTTTGATGTCCGCAGTCGTAAAGCCTTTTTCAAACACGGCAACTTGAATGGTCGGCAACTCCTTAAAGTTGTAAAAGCCAATAATTGTGCCATCTTGAATGTGAGTGTCGGAATAATCTTTGTTTAAAACTTTTACTGAGTCGCCAACTTTAAATGTGTCAATACGTTTTGCGGTACTCATGTCAACTTCAAAATGAATCCCATTAATTTCTACTTGTTCTTTAGCCATTGTTTTTTTCTCCTAGAATTTGTTGTTTATATAGTCCGATTTATTTCTTAGCAGTGTTGAGTGTTGCTAGTGCGGTTGCTGAACTGCCGGTCATCAATCCGCCTTCACGTTGCAACTGGATTAGTGGCTCACGTTGGTGTTTAAGAATGGTGAACACGTCATCCAACACGCCTTTTTCAATCTGGTGTAACTGGTCGACTGTTAACTCTGATGTCGATGCCATTTGCGTTCTCTGCCTTTCTGATAGATAATATTCTCGAATAATTTATTTCTAAGTGACCGATTGGAGTGCCAGCTCCAGTCGGCCTTTTTGTGTGGCTGCATGCTCTGCAAACCTGCTAGAGCTAACTTTTCGTTCGTGGTGTCACCTTCCTTCATGTGGGATAATAAAATTCAAAAAAGGAATGAACGCTGATGTTTAATCACTATATTTCAATAACCAGAACGCAATTTATTTTGATTACGTTCGCAGCGATGTTCGCTGGAAGCATATCTGATGTTCTTTTGAGTAAACTGACAAAAGTTAACGTTTTTATTACTAACCATAGTAAGCTGGTTGGAATATTAATGACTGCTTGGATGTTGATTGCAATTCCTGTGGTTGGAATACCAATGCTTTACCAAACCATCGCTACAGGATCAAAGGGATCTGCTATTTCTGTCTTGTCGAAGCAATTTTTAAATGCGCACATGTTTCAAAATTTTTTTGAACTTTCGCTTTTGTTTTTTCTGACAGTTATTTTGCTTTTTATATTATTTGTTGCAATTTTTATTACATATGCCTTCATCACAAAGCGGAGTGACGATGAGCTTTTAAAATTGCCAAGACATATTTTTATCCGATCAATCGCATTGATATTAATCATTTTCCCGGTGCTACTGGTTTTGCGTGCTTTTACTATTCAACAAGCAAATCTAATATTGCTAGTCGGCACTTTCGTGTCATTTACATTTGCATTTTTTCCAAGAGCTACTCATCATGGAAAGTCAATTGAATTAACTGAAACGCAGCATAAAAGAAAGCTGTTACGACGACACAAGCTAAGATAAATGCCATAAGTTCACCCCCGTCAGCCAATCGGCTGGCTTTTTATTTGCCTTGTAACTCTCGTAAGTCGTGCTTCAATGTTTGGATCGGATGGATGTGCTTCCAGTGGTCAAACATCGTGCGACGATTGTTTTGTACATAACGTGTGCCGTAGCCAGCCAAATAAATTGCTACTGACCACAAGATGAATCCTGTTAACTCATACGTGACTGTCATTGCTAACCACCTCGCTTCATGTAAACGTCGTGATACCATTGCGACCATTCAGGATTGAGCCAGTGATACCCGTTAGGTTCTTTCTTAAATAGCCCCAACTGAATCACTTCCGGATCCGTCGTAAACTTTTTCAAGAATGTGGCACTATCCGAATAATTTGTTACTTCCATTGCTTGTTTGGTGCTGATGCAAGCACGAAGATATGGAATACGTTGCTTTAAGACCGCTATTTCTTTAGCAACACCAAGTCTTACTTTTGCATCAATAATTGAATCTACTGAATCTGCCATAGTGTTCACTGCCTTAATATTTGTTACTGACTAAGTTCAACTTAGGAACCTTGCTCCAGCAATAATTTAAAAGTTGCACGCCCTTTTGGTGTGATGAGAGTCTGAATGAACGTCTTGTCCGTCCATTCACTTACTGACTCACGATATTCAAACAAGTCATGATCATACTTTGCGTAGTGTTTTAACTGTTTGTTGCGTCCATTATTTCGGTACACGTATTTGTGCTCTAACAGCCAATTAATGAATGCTTTCTGACCAATGTGTAATTCCTTGGCCGTGTCGCGGAAGTTAGTTAACAGGTTTCGTTCAACCAAGTCATCGAAGTAATCAACTTTCGGCTGCATCAACCGCTTTTCTTCATTCAACTGCTGAACCTCTGCTTGCGATTCCTTGTACCGAGTCAAAATCTCAATCATCGTGTCTGGATTGCTCAGCAACTGTTCAACCTTGGCTGGCTCCATATACATCCCCTGCTCACGAATGGATGGGAGGACCACACTAGTTACCCAGTGTTTGAACCGTCTGGCTGATGGAAGCTTGCTGCCAAACACCAATGAATAAACGCCGGACTCGTTAACCCAAGTTGGTGTCTGCTGACGTCCCAAACTATCTGTTACAGACGGGGTTCCGTTTTGGACCCCCATCTTGTCCTCTGAACCAACATGATCTCGAACGGCTTTGGAAGGGTTTGAATAACCAAGTACAGTGGCAACATCTTTACCAACAAATACAGGCTGTCCCTCTATAAATGAGGTTCTGACATCAAATCCTTCAAAGACAAAATTTTGTAATTCGTTCATGTGCAATCACTCCTTTCTATAAATCCAGAACTTTGTAAATCTTGGCACGAATCTCAATTGATTTAGGACTCATGTCAACATGAATAGCTCGGTTGAGTTGCACAGGTTTTTCACCAATTAAGTTAGCTAGTTCTACTTGTGTCATGTGCTTCTTCAACAAGCCAATCTTGATAGATTCAGTAATTTGTGCAGCTCCAGCAGCCAAATCCTGTTCGGTCATCGATGTCGCTCCTTTCTGTTATTAATTTATCAAGTTGTTGACCATAATTATCCAAAGTGATAATATAAGTGCATAACAAATAGCATAAGAAATGTGTTTACAACATCGCCCCTTCAAAGTTTTGTTGCAAGCCGCTGTGTTTTCTTTTGCTCAATTACTTGATGAACATATAATAATCTAATTGGATAATATTTGCAATGGTTTTAATCTAATTAGATAATTTGATGTCATCAATACACACTTGGAGTATTGATATGACAACGTTAGAACGTATAAAAGAAATCTCAAAAAAGCGAGGCTGGTCACTACAAAAAACGGCGGAGGAAGCTGGAATCGGTGTCAACAGCATCTATAAGTGGAATAAGCAGACTCCCAGTATCACTTCATTAACGAAAGTGGCAGATGCATTAAACGTTTCTGTAGATTACTTGCTCGGCAAATCAACCGCTCTGCAAACTAAGCCTGACACTAAAAAGTCTGTCGATATTGCAGATGACGATGTAATCATGACCTACGAAGGAAGACCGATACCACCGGAAGACTTGGAGTATATCAAGCGAATACTAAATGGTGGTAAGTAG